CTTAACAGCTTTAGAACGAGCGTACGAGTGGTACACATCCGGTCCAAGACAACGTTTACAACCAGGCGGTAAAATCGTTTGTGTTATGACACGTTGGAATGTAAAGGACCTTACAGGAATTCTTATAAAGAACCAAACAGAGCCCAAGTCAGATCAATGGGACGTGGTAGAGTTTCCGGCAATAATGCCGAGTGGTAAACCTGTATGGCCGGAGTACTGGAAGATCGACGAACTGGAATCAGTGAAGGCATCATTATCACTCGGCAAATGGAATGCACAGTGGATGCAAAACCCAACGTCTGAAGAAGGTGCGATTTTAAAAAGAGAGTGGTGGAAAGATTGGGATAAAGATTACATACCATCATTAGATCATGTGATACAATCATACGATACAGCATTTATGAAAAAGGAGACAGCTGATTATAGTGCAATAACAACTTGGGGTATTTTTCGAGAGCATGAAGAAGGACCACCACAATTAATATTACTTGATGCAATGAAAGATCGATACGAGTTTCCAGAATTACGTCGTGTTGCAAAAGAACAATATGATTACTGGCAACCAGAAACTGTATTGATTGAGTCTAAAGCATCAGGATTACCACTAACCTATGAGTTAAGAAATATGGGTATACCTGTTGTAAACTTCACACCATCAAGAGGAAATGACAAACATACTCGTGTTAATTCTGTTGCACCTCTGTTTGAATCTGGTAGTATATGGGCTCCTTTAAGTAAACAGTTCGCTCAAGAAGTTGTTGAAGAGTGTGCTGCGTTTCCATATGGAGACCATGATGACTTAGTTGACAGTACAACTCAAGCTGTTATGAGATTTAGACAAGGTGGTTTAATAGGACATCCTGAAGATTATCAAGATGAAAAACTACCTAAAAAAAACTATAAGTATTATTGGTAAAAAATTATGGGTGCAATTGCAAGATTTTTATTAGCTTTAAATAGACTAGCTAGAACAAAAGGAATTAAAATAGAAGACGCATATAAATTTGCTAAACAAGAGTTTGGTGAATTAACTCCACTACTTAAAAAACAAATTCAAAATATTTTTAATAAAATTAAAAAACCAGTGGTTGGTAAACCTGGTAAAAAAGAAGGCACAGTTGTTCCGATGGTCAAAGAAGGTGCAAAGAAAGCTGAAGGTATCGAAACTCTTGAAGATAGTAGTCCATTGATGAATAGACTTGATAAAAAAGTTGAAGAGATGAGACTTTCAGATGATGACCCTATGGGTGACCTTGAACAGATATTAAATCCAAGAAGACCAGGTGGATCTTTAGACCCGGCGATCGGAATCACGAGAGCACTCGTTAGAAGAATTTTAGATAAAAAAGGAATTGAGATTGGTAAAGGTAAAGATCCAATAGATGTATTCACAGATACTTTTGGTGAGGCTATATCTGATGTAAATAACCTTGCTGAAGAAATGATTGAGATAGATTCAAGAGGTGGTGGTATGAAAGACATGGATCAAATGTTAGAGATAGAAGGTTTGTTCGATATTGAGATACCTACTAACCCACAAAAAGGATTAACAGATGATGAGTTATTAGAGATGGTAAAAAAAGATGCAAAAGAAAAAGAAATGTTAGAAGACTTTGATCCAACATTTAGAAAACCAAATGCAAAAGGTGGTTTAACAAGAACAAGTTATGCTATGGGTAAAGGCCCAGTATTACCAAGCGATGAAGATCCAATAAATCCTTTTGGTCCAAAACCTGAAGGCCCCGTGTTGCCTGACAAAAGTATGATAGCATCAGCACCCGATGTTATGGATTCATTAAATGACTTAGCTCAAATGTTATTTGGTAAAAATCTAGATCAACTTACTGATGATGAATATGATTCTTTACTAGACGCAGCTAGAGATTCTAGAGCAACAGGCGGCAGGGTTCAAGCGGCAAGCGGCGGGCTAGCTGATATATTAAAGGTATAATGAAGATACACGAATACAACGAGATGATGGCGTATTTGATGCGACCAGAGCCTAGACAGATGTTGGCAACAGGAACTCAACCTAGAACTACTGCTGGAACTTTTGATAAAGTTTATAGCATGGAAGAGATTAGAAAGTTAGCTAAAGAACTAAATGTAAGTGAGTTTAGAGATGGTGTCAAACTAAGTCCCGAAGAGTTTAGATCAAATGTTACTAAATCTTTATCAAGAATAAATTTTTATAAAAATCAGTTTAAATCTTTATCACCTGCAAAACAAAAATCTTACATGAAAGATTTTAAAAAACAGATACTTAAACATCAAGATGGTGGTTTTTATTTATCTGCAAAAGAAAGAGTGCCTAATGCAACTTTTGTAAAAAAATATTTTCCTAATATAAATCCTAAAACTGCAAATAAAATTGTTACTAGTATAAATGGAACATTACTTAATGATTTTAAAAATAAAGGTAATGTTATTAAAACATCTCCAAAAGCAAATGCCAATGCGATTAGAATGGAAGACATGAGAAAAATAACAAACCCAACTTTTGAAGCAGCTGAAGGAGTTCAGGGAACTAAAGGAGCAAGTTTACAGCACGTCGCTTCTAAAAACAGAATGGTTAAATTAAATAATTTAGCTTACTTAGAAAAAGTTTTAAACTCTAGTGGATCTCAAAATGATAAACGAATAAAAATAATTGAAAAAGAAGTAGATAGATTAATTAAAGCAAAACCTAAAAATTATGTTCAAAGAATAAATGATTTAAACACTGAAGGTATGGCATTAGCCTCTGGTTATATAAAAAAAGATGGTAAAATAGTTAAAGGACCTATTGCAGGATATTCTGAGTTTAGAGTTAAAGATCCAATAAATCAAAAAGAATATTTTTTTGGAAAAGATGACACCAAAACAATTCTTCCTGATAAAGATCCAGTTTTAATTCAACAAGACGCTGATCTTATAGATAAACCTGTTAAAGATATGAATCCTGAAGAATTAAAAAGAGCAAGAGAAATAGCAAGAAAAAAACAAATTGATTTTAGAAAAATAATGTCTGGAACAGGTAAAGTTTTAAAAGGTGTTGGTAAAGTTGTGAAACCTATAGGTTATGCTATGGGACCTGCTGCTGTTTTGTCGGCAAGAGCAAAAGCAGATGACATGGGTATAGAATTATCTATTGCGGATCAAGCTAAAGCTTTTGATGCTGGAGATGCAGATGTAGCAATTGATAGTTATAAAAGAAGAACTGACCCAGAATTTGCTGCACAAGAGCGAGCAAAAGATTTAGCACAGATGACAGATGATTTTGAAGAAGTCGGATTAGATGACATAGGTATGCAGGAATACACAGAGGATTATAAGATATGATTGGTAAAAAATCAGGCCCACCACCTAAATCTGGACCAATGCCTCAAGGGTTGAATATTAACTATAATACTGTTAAGACAGTGAAACTGGAGAAAATAAATGGCAGAAATAGACAAGTCTTTACCAAACGTAAAGCAAACAATAAACGTTCCTAGTCCTGAAGAAGTACAGGTAGAATTACAAGAAGAACAACAACCAGATCAACCAATCGACATTCAACCAAATGAAGATGGCAGTGTTGATATAAACTTTGACCCATCAATAGGTAGTCAAGAACAAGGTGAAGATCATTTTGCAAATCTTGCAGAGTTACTACCTGAAGAAGTATTATCTCCAATAGGTCATAGTTTATATGAAAATTATCAAGACTACAAAGCATCAAGAAAAGATTGGGAAAACTCTTACACAAAAGGTTTAGATCTTTTAGGATTTAAATATGAAGATAACACAGAACCATTCAAAGGTGCATCTGGTGCAGTTCACCCAGTATTAGCAGAAGCTGTAACACAGTTTCAATCTTTAGCTTACAAAGAATTATTACCATCAAGTGGTCCAGTTAGAACTCAAATTATTGGTACACCAACTCCAGACAAAGAAGCTCAGTCAATGAGAGTTAAAGAATTTATGAATTACCAGATCATGGGTGAGATGAAAGAATATGAATCTGAGTTTGATCAGATGTTATTTTATTTACCACTTACAGGATCTACATTTAAAAAAGTTTACTACGATGAAATTATGCAGAGAACAGTATCTAAGTTTGTTCCTGCTGATGACTTAGTTGTTCCGTACACGGCTACCTCATTAGACGATGCGGAAACAATTATTCATGTTGTTAAAATGTCAGAGAACGAACTTCGAAAACAACAGGTTGGTGGTTTCTATAGAGATATAGAGTTAACTCCAGGTCAACCAAATGAAACAGAGTCAGAAAAAAAAGAGCGAGAGTTAGGTGGCATGAGTAAAGGTAGAGATCAAAGGATGTTTACACTTTTAGAGTGCCATGCAACTCTTGACATAGAAGGTTTTGAAGATATGGATACACAAGGTGAGCCAACAGGAATTAAACTTCCATACATTGTAACAATCGAAGAAGGTTCACGTGAAGTATTATCTATTAGAAGAAACTATGAAGTAGGTGATGCAACAAGAAATAAAATACAATATTTCGTACACTTTAAATTTTTACCGGGTTTAGGTTTTTATGGTTTTGGTTTGATACATATGATTGGTGGATTATCAAGATCAGCAACTGCAGCATTAAGATCTTTACTTGACGCCGGAACCCTGTCTAATTTACCAGCAGGATTCAAGATGCGTGGGATCAAGATGCGAGACGAAGCACAACCAATTCAACCGGGGGAGTTTAGAGATGTAGATGCACCAGGTGGTAATTTAAAAGATGCATTTATGCCATTACCATTTAAAGAACCATCACCAACATTATTACAATTGATGAGTGTTGTAGTTGGTGCCGGACAAAGATTTGCATCTATTGCAGATATGCAAGTAGGAGAAGGCAATCAAAATGCAGCAGTTGGTACAACTGTTGCTCTTCTTGAAAGAGGATCTAGAACAATGTCAGCAATTCATAAAAGATTATATGCTTCTATGAAACGTGAGTTTAGTTTAATGGCGAGAGTTTTTAAACTTTACTTACCTCCAGTTTATCCATATGATGTTGTTGGCGGTCAAAGGCAAATCAAACAAACTGATTTCGACGACCGAATAGATATATTGCCAGTTGCGGACCCGAATATATTTTCTCAAACGCAGCGGATATCACTCGCTCAAACGGAGATGCAACTGGCAGCTTCTAATCCTGCAATTCACAATCAATACGAAGTTTATCGAAACATGTATGAAGCTTTAGGTGTAAAAGATATTGATATAATTTTAAAAAGACCAGAAAAACCAATGCCAAAAGACCCAGCATTAGAACATATTGATGCTTTAGCTGGTAAACCTTTTCAAGCATTCCCTGGACAAGACCATCAAGCGCATATTACAGCCCATTTAAATTTTATGGAGACGAATATGGTAAAAAATGCACCGATGGTTGGCGCTGCAATACAAAAAAACATACTTGAACACATAAGTTTGATGGCACAAGAGCAAATTGAGATAGAATTTAGAGAAGAATTACCAAAATTAGCTCAAATGACACAAATGATGCAACAAAATATGCAAAATCCACAGCTTCAACAAGAAATGCGAATGCTACAAGAGAAAATTGAAGGTAGAAAAGCTATTTTAGTGTCTGAAATGATGGAAGACTTTGCAAAAGAAGAGAAAAAGATAACTTCACAGTTTGATAACGACCCAATTGCTAAATTAAGAGCAAGAGAACTAGATTTACAAGCTCAAGAAAACGCTAGAAAAGAAAAAGAAGGTGCAGAGAGACTAAATCTAGATAGAATGAGAGCAATGATGAACGATCAAAACCAAGATGAGAAGTTACAACAGAATGAAGAGCTTGCAAAAATGAGAGCAGACACTTCAATACAAAAAACTATCTTAAGTAAAACAATTCCATCGGGAGATAAGATGGCTAAGAGTGTTTCAATAATTAGAGGAGAAAACTAATGTGGTTATCAGCGATTAAACTTGCAGTATCTGCAGGAAGTAAGATTTATGCTAACAAGCAAAAAACAAAAATGGCAATGTCAGATGCACAACTGATGCATGCTGAAAAGATGGCCCGTGGCCAAGAAGCTTACCAAGGAAAACTTTTAGAAGCTAGACAATCAGATTGGAAGGACGAGGCAGTTTTGATAATTCTCTCGTTGCCCGTACTGGTGCTCGCTTGGGCAGTCGTATCGGACGACCCATCCGCTATGGACAAGGTAAAATTATTCTTTGATATGTTCTCGCAGCTCCCGTCATGGTTCACAAATCTCTGGATCCTTGTCGTGGCGAGTATTTATGGTATAAAGGGAACACAAATATTTAGAAACGGAGGAAAAAAATAATGGATAAAAAATTAAAACCAGTACCAAAAGGTAATAAAGGATTACCAAAACTACCAAAAGAAGTTAGAAACAATATGGGTTTCTTAAAAGATGGTGGTGTAGCAAAAGATAAAAGATCACCTTTTATGGGTGGCGGTGTTGCTTATAAAGGTGGTGGAAGAGCTATGAAAAGAAAAGGTGGAAAAGTATAATGAGTAAATTATATAACAGAGTCAAAAGAGCTGGCGGTGGACCTGGTCTATACGCAAACATTGCAGCAAAGAAAAAAAGAATCGCTGCAGGTTCAGGTGAGACTATGAGAAAAAAAGGTGCTAAAGGTGCACCAACTGCAGCAAACTTTGCAAGAGCAAAACAAACAGCGAGGTCGTAATGGCAAAACTTTGTCCAAAAGGTAAAGCCGCAGCGAAGCGAAAATTTAAAGTGTATCCTAGTGCATATGCTAATATGTATGCATCAGGAGTTTGTTCTGGAAAAATTACACCAGGCGGAAAAAAAGGTAGTCGTAAAAAAGCTGCAGGCGGTGGTTTTATGGCTAGAAGAATAAACGGTTATGGCTAAAAAAGGTTTAAGAGCATGGGTAAAGGAAAACTGGGTCGATATTGCGAACAAGCGATCGGATGGCTCATTCCCCAAGTGTGGTCGCAGTGGTGGAGAGAAAAGAAAAAAATATCCAAAATGCGTGCCCATTGCAAAAGCAAGAGCGATGTCCAAAGGGCAACGTGCGGGTGCCGTAAAAAGAAAACAAGCTAAATCAAATACTGGACCTAAACCATCTAGAGCAAGAACCTTTGCAAATAAAGGTGGTTATATCGGATCAGCTATTAGAACAGATTATGGTGGAGTTAAGTTAAGTAATCCATCTTATGAAAAATATTATAAAGGTATGATCTAATGAGAAAAAAAGAAAACCCTATTAGAAAAACTACTACAGGTAAAGGTGCAAACTATAGACCAACAAAATCTGGAGCTGGAATGACAGCAAAAGGTGTAAGAGCTTACAGGGCAGCAAACCCTGGAAGTAAATTAAAAACAGCCGTGACAGGAAAAGTGAAGCCTGGATCAAAAGCTGCTAATCGTAGAAAATCATACTGCGCTAGATCACTAGGACAATTAAAAAGGTCATCAGCAAAAACACGTAACGATCCTAACTCACGAATTCGTCAAGCAAGAAGGAGATGGAAATGCTAAAGAAAAAAAGAGCAATCAAAAAAGTGATAAAGGGTTTGGGCAAAGCAGTAAAAGCCCACTCTAAACAAAAGAAAATGTTAGAAGGAGTAATACGTGAAAAGAGCAATACTAAACGCACTTGAAGCTAAATACGAAGCACAAGTAGCAGAAGCACACGCAACAATAAAAATTTATTTAGAAAATTCAGTAGGTATTGGAGAACATCCACAACACATTGAAGAAGTAGATAAACAATTACAAAAAATTGCTGATGCTGAAGAAAAACTAAGTGCTCTAGAAGATTTTAGAGAAGAAAGGAATGAAGAATAATGGAAGATGGATTAACAATTGTATCAAAGATACAAAAAACAATGCGTAACAATTTACAGACAGTTGGCGACACTATGATTAGTGGAGGTGTTGACAATATGGAAAAATATCAATATATGTTAGGACAAGCTAGAACATATCAATATATGTTACAGGAAATCTCTAACCTGCTAGATAATAAGGAGCAAAAAGATGAAAAAGGAACAGTTATCGACCTCAACACAAGAGGAACCAAAAGTTAAACTTGCATTGCAAGAAAAGTACGAAGAAGAAAATAAAAAAGAAGAAAAGAAACAAGTAGACCTTTCTTTAAAAGAATCTTCTAAATTACCCGAACCAACTGGATGGAGAATCTTAGTTCTGCCTTTTAAAATGAAGGAACGAACTAAAGGTGGACTTTATTTAGGACAAGAAACTTTAGAAAGACAACAAGTCGGATCTAATTGTGGAATGGTTTTAAAAATGGGTGACCAATGTTATGACAAAGAAAGATATCCTGAAGGCCCGTGGTGTAAAAAAGGTGATTGGGTTATCTTTGCTAGATACGCTGGATCAAGAATACAGATAGATGGTGGGGAAGTCAGATTGTTAAACGACGATGAAATTTTAGCAACCATCGAAAACCCTGAAGATATATTTCATCAATATTAAAACATAGAAGGAGTAAACTATGCCAGAACAAGAAAAACTAAAACAAGAACCAATGGTTGATATTGATACTTCCGGTCCGGAAGTAGAAGTTAATCTTGAAGAAGAAAAACAAGTTGAAGAACCAAAGGAAACATTACAAGTCGAAGAGAAACAAGAAACAGAACCAAAAGAAGAAATAAAAGTTGAAGAAACTAAAGAAGAAGTAAAAGAAGAAACAGAAGAGAAGAAAAAAGAATTAGAAGACTATAGTGATGGAGTGCAAAAAAGAATTGCAAAGCTAACTAAAAAATGGCGTGAAGCAGAACGTCAAAAAGAAGCTGCTTTAGAGTGGGCTCAAAAAGTTAAAGCTGAACAAGAAAATTTGCAGACTAAATTAAAAACTATAGAACCTAACTATGTAAGTGCAATGGAAGGCAGAGTTGTATCTGGACTTCAAGCTGCGCAATCTCAATTAGCAAAAGCAAGAGAAGCAGGAGATATAGCTGCTGAAGTTGATGCACAAAAAATGATTGCAAAATTAGGTGTTGAAGAAGCAAGAGTTGCTAATCTAAAAAAACAAGCTGAAACAAAACCAAAAGAAACTGTTTCAACTCCAACTTTAGATCAAGCAATAGCTCCTAGAGCTACATCACCTGATCCAAAAGCAGAAGAATGGGCAGAGAAAAACCCATGGTTTGGAACAGATAATGCAATGACTTACACTGCATTTGACTTACATAAAAAACTAACCGAGGAAGAAGGGTTTGATGCACAATCTGATGACTATTATAGAGAGATTGATAAGCGTATGAGACTTGACTTTCCGCATAAATTTGGTAATACTGAATCAACGGTAACGACTAAGCCTACACAAACAGTAGCTTCAGCAAAGCGAAGTGTAAATTCTAAGTCGCAGAAAACAGTGAGACTCACGCCGTCTCAAGTAACAATTGCTAAAAAATTAGGTGTGCCACTAGAACTTTATGCGAAACAATTAAATATCACGAAGGAGAGATAAGCATATGACAAATAAAAAAATAGACTCCCGTGCGAGCCAAACAAAAGTTAAAGAACAGAAAAAAGTTTGGACTCCACCATCATCTTTAGATGCTCCACCCGCACCAGATGGTTTTAAACATAGGTGGATAAGAGCTGAGTCGATGGGTTTTGATGATTCATCAAATATGTCGGCAAAGTTAAGATCAGGATTTGAATTAGTGAGAGCTGATGAATATTCTGATGTTGATTATCCAACTGTTAATGACGGGAAATACAAAGGA